ATGGATCGCTTTCTCTACCACTCATTATTCCTCCGACAATACCAGGGCCTGCACCATAAGCATTTCTTTGAATACTCATTTTGAAACCAATCTGTAAATCCTTTTCTTGTTTTCTTGCCCAATATCCTAAAGTTTTAGATAGTATTTTATATCTTTGGTTATAATTACTTTTTAAAGTTGTAGCTTTAATTTCTTTGACTAAACTTTGCCCAATAACATTCATTACTTTGCCTGGCTTTTTTTCAATCTTAGCAATCACTTTAGGAATGTTGGACTCTAATGTAAAAGGTTTCCTTGCCATTAAACTTCACCACCAATATATGCTTCAACTGTTAGTTCTGTTATTTCTCCACGATCATATTTTCTTATGACTGAATATTCTTTGTCCTCAAACTTTAGTTTTTCATCATTGTTAAACTCTTCGCTTCTAACTTCAAATGTTAATTCTGGTTTAAGCCCTGCATTCCCTGCTTTGTAAAATTCACTTAGTCTAACACCTTTTTTGTTTGCATATACTGTTCTATAAGTAAAGGTTTGTATCACTTCTCCATTGGTGATTGTTTCTGTTGCGTTTCCAAGTTCAATTACATCTCTCCACATCATTATTCAATCACCTCATAAGTATGATAATCTGATGATATTGAAAGATGTTGTTTTAAGGATATATAAGACTCTGTAAGTCTATCTGCATCAGGATTGTCATAACCAAAATTGACCTTGCAATAGAGTGTAATTGCCCTTTTAACAAGAGCATCTAGTTCATCTATACTATCTATCCCAGATATACCTAAATCTAACTTAGCGGCACTTATTAAGTCTGTAATCTCTGTATCAAATGATGCTGTTGTTACTCTAAGCACTTTTTTAATATCATCTATGAGTGCCATTCTTTTTCACCTTCTTTTCAGCCTTTTTCTCAGCCTTCTTCTCAACCACTTTTTCAGTGGCTTCAATGTATTGTTTGTTTTTCTCTGCTACAACATCTGCAATCTCTTGAGTTGTTCCTGCTTTGTATAACTTACCCATAGCAAAGAAGTTGTTCTTAACTTTATATTCCATTTCTTCACCACCTTTGAAAGGTTAAAGGGAGGTTTCCCTCCCCCTTATTAAGCTCCTGCTCTTGTATATACGTTAAATGCTGATGAATTTGTAACTTTACCATCAGCAAGTGCCAAAGCTCTATAAACTGTGCTTCCTGCTCTAAATCCAACAGAATTATTAGACTCTATTTCAACACCTCTTGAAATATTCAATGCGTAGTTTTCAAGATTGCCAAATATAACAGTGTCGGCTGGAACTCTATCACATAGAATTACTTCTTGCCCTATTACATTTTTACTAATAGCAGCTTGAATATCCATACCTATACCCTCATTACGAAGTGCTTTTAATACATCCCCATAAAATAAAGCTGATGGCATAATTAAAGATGCTTCTGCTCTATATTCGTGGTCTGGTAAGTCAGCAATTATAGCAACTAAGTCATCAAAAGTCATTCCACCAATTGTGAATGTTCCAGTATTAGTGATAACACCAGAAGCTAAAATTCCAGTTGGTTGACCAGAGCCAGTTCCATTAATAACAGAGTTTTCAAATGCTTTAGCCATTTTTTTAGCTAATTTTTTAACTAGATAAGCTTCAAATTGACTAACTCCCATAACAGCAGCATCTGCTCCAATTTCAATAGTTTTAATCAATTTGTAAGCTGATAATGTTATTGCTTTTGTTGAGTCTGAACTATCAGTTGAAGCAGTTCCCATTGCTACCCAAGAAGCATCTGCTGTTGCATCTTCTGCTGGTATTGATAAATAACTAGCTATAAATGATAAATCAATTTTTGCTAGTATTGGTGCTACATATTCCATTTTTTCGATGATTTTATCTAAAGTTTGAGTTGGTATAACTCCAGTTGTAGTAACAAGAGTATTTTCTTGTTGTGATAATTCTTTACCTTGTAATTTTTTTAGGAATGCGTTTTTATATTCCTTTGTTGATGCTACATCCATTTGATCCATTTGGTCTAATTCTTTAATTTTTTCCACTTTTGTTTCTCCTTTTAATTCAATTGATTTTTCTTCAATATTTGTGATTTCTTTTTCTTCTTTTAATGCTTCAAGATTTGCTTGTGCTTTTGAGATTTCCTCCCATTTAGCATCAAGGTTTTCAACCTCTGTCATCTTAGCTTCTGCTTCAACTGACTTAACTTCATTAACAAGTTCTTCAGCTTCCGCAATTAAGATGTTTCTTTGGTCAATGTACTCTGTCTTATTCATTAATTGCTCCTTTCATTTTTAAAAGTTTTATTTTTGATATTAAAAAAGACACATCATCTTTTTGTGAGTGTGCCTTGATTTGTTGATTTCTCATTGTTTGAATAACTTCTGGTGGTAGCATTCCCGAATATTTGGTAGCTACCAACTGTTCATTTTCAAACATTACTTCATCAATAAAGCCAATTTCTTTTGCCTTAGCAGCAGTAAACCAACTTTCTTTATTCATTAATCCAAGTAATTCTTCTTGGCTCTTACCAGTTTTGATCTGATAAGCATTTGCTATGGTTTCATTTGCATTTTTTAAGACTTCAGCTGCGTGTTCCATATCACGATAATCGCCACTTGTAAAGGTGCTTACGTTATGAATCATTAATTGAGAGGTCGGACTCATCATTACTTTTTTACCTGCCATTGCTATAACAGATGCAGCACTTGCTGCCAAACCTACAATTTTAACTGTTACGTTACCTTGATAGGATTTTAAAGCTGTGTAAATCTCACTTCCTGCAAATACACTTCCACCACCACTATTAATTTCAACCTCTAACGAATCACCATTAGCATTATCAATAATATTACTAACTTGATTAGGACTTGTTGACTCCATTCCATAGAAGTCGTAAATCCACACATCATCATTACTTACTATTGACCCTTTAATATTTACTTTTTTCATTTCTCACCTCCTCTTTATATGTCTTTTACGTTTAATGCTTTATCATCAAGATATACATCTGCAACAATTTTTCTTGTATCATCGCCATATACATTTATGATGTCTTCAAGGTTTTCATTTACTCCATCAAACTCTATTCCGTTTTCTTTACACCACGAAATAGCTGCATCAAGGTTTTCGTTAGTTCTGCAAGTCCATAAAATAATCTTATTGCCATTTTCTTTAAGTTGTTTAACATAATCAATTACATTTTGTTTTATATATCCTATTTTTGGATATAGGTTTTCACATAACGTTCCATCAAAATCAACTGCATATGTTTTTGGTTTATCACTTGCGTTTGTCATATCAAATTTATTAAAATGATTGGTTTTATTTGATGTAACAACTGGTGCTGTGTCTAATCTTCGTATCATTTCATCTCCACCCTCGACAGGCGCACGATTTAAAATTTCTCTATGTTCATTTGGTGATATAATGCCTCTATCAACTAACTGCACAAGGCTTAATTTAGTTTGCATACTAGCAAATGCCATATTAGAACTTTCAAAGATGATTTTGTTACCAAAGCCTCTTTCTTTTCTACTAAATAACTTCCTAGTAAATTCATTTGATAGTTGAATAACATCTGGCTCAACTGTTGCTTCATAATAAGCAATCCATTCATTCTCTGAATAACTGCCTTGTACGATTTTAGTATTAACACCAAAAAATGATAATACTCTTTGAACTGTTTTATCCATCTGTCCACTATTTGGCACATAGTCTTTAGGGTCTACTTGAGTAACTTCTGCTTTACTATCTGTCGCTGCTGCTCCTATTGTTGTGCTTTCCAAATTCATATAATTGTTAATAAAATCTTCTGTTTGTTTTTTCATATCTTCTGGTCGTACCGTGCCAGTGAATTTAAGCAACCATTTAACAATATTTGAATTTTTAATAGCTTTAACTATGCCTTGATCAGTTGTAGTTATTATTTCCATTAATGGCGTTAATGCTGTTGCTGGACTATCTCCAAATACTTCATTTGAATTAAAGTCTTTCCTTAAATGAATAATATCTGAATATCTAAATGTTGCCGATTTACCATTTCGCATTATAAAACGCAAGTATAATTTACCACTAAGATTTTTTATTG